TATTGTCACAGGTGAAAAGCACCTCCTTAGGTCCGATGTCGTATGTTTTCTGATCGGTCTTTCCTTCATGCACCCAGATCTCGGTATTTCCAAAATTTCCGCGGTATAGAAGATTCTCAAAGGAAGAGTCCTGGGGCGTGAGCTTAAGGCCAATATCGGCAACCAGACGCATGTAATCGGGAAGGAGCTTTTGAACCTCTTTGTTCGCGCGGAACATATCGAAGGCTTCAATACCCATGATGACCTTGCGCGGCCGCGACTGGTTCAGGTTTTTCGAGGCCATCTCGCGCTGGAGACTTTCAAAGAACGTGGTCATGGCAAAATCAGGATTGGACCAGCCTTTGTCAGCTGTAAGCTTTTTGGTGAGGCCGGGATCCCGCTTGAAGTCGATCACCGTATCAAAGCCTTCACCTTTGATTGTGAGCTTTCCGGTTTTTACGACCTCAAGAGCCATCAGTTCCTCGCGCACGCGGATGCGCTCATAGAGCCGGGTTGTCTTCTGAATGAGCCTCAGCTCTGCGCGCTGCATCTGGGTATATTCACCGCCGAAATCCTCACCGGGAAGACGGTCGTTGCCATCCTCGGAAGTGATGCCGGTCTTTTCCTTGATATAGGCCGGCTTGTAGGATTTGGTCGAATAGCCTTCGTCCCTGAACATCGGTGCTTCGAGCAGCGGATGTACAAAGGGAGCCGCACCGATTCGGTTGTCCTGGTTTTCATCGAAGTAGATTTCCTCCTTATCTGACTGCATCTCCACAGGGAAGAAATGGTCGCGGAAGTATCTCGTCTTCGGAACCAGCCGTGTGATAAGTCGGTTCAAATAATATGTGCTGTAAATCGGCAGCGTCATGGATCAATCCTCGCCGTTTTCGAGATAAATGTTGTGCGTTTCAAGATCATCCTCCACCGATTCCAGCGTGTGGCCCTTGCCTACCGTGAGGTCAAGACGCAGGAAGGCTCCCGTTCGGAAGACCGGAGCAAAGCGATCGCCGGCCGTGGCATCGATGTCAATCTGAAGAATGCAGCGGGCCTTTTCACTGCCGTCGGAAATGGCCGTGGTTCCATCCTCAGCCGTTTTTGAGCAAAGGACATGCTTGCCGCTGGCAGCCTTTCTGCCGAGGACTGATCCCTTTTTCAAAACCTGCCCCTTCTCGATCGTTACCGATCCTCGGTAGGCGGGAAAATTGCCCCGATTAAGAAACCTTGGCTCGTATCTTGATACTTCGCGAAAATGTGGATCGTAATTCATGTCATTCCTCCTGTGATTCCCATTTTTCTTGCAAGGATGATGGCTGCATCCTGCTGAGCGGCCAGATCAGATGTGGAATCAGCGGACGGAATGGGCGGCACGTCGAGCCCCTTAAAGTGAGTATCAAAATCCTTTTTTGGATCAGCTTTAGGCTTTGGCGGGTTTCGTTTGATTTCTTGAAGGATCTCCACAGCCGCCTCCTGACAGCTGAGGTTTCGCTCGAAGAGGGCTTTCGTGAAATCCTCGGACACCTGCCCTTCGGCCAGTGACCGAATGCTAGCAACCCGCTTCTGCTCGGCCTCGAACCTTGCAAGCGTCCTTGACGCTCCGATGTTCATAAAGTGTTCGGCAATCGACGGGTGATTGGCGGCGATGAATTCCGCAGTAATGCTTTCCACTGTCATTTTATGGGCTCCATAGTTGGCAATGACGCTTTCGAGTGTTGTGATTTCATCAATTAGCCCGCGCTTTTGCGCTTCCACTCCGACGAAGACCGAACCCTTACCAAAGTTTTCCAGGACCGTTTCGCGGCCGACGCCCCGGTTGCGAGCAACTTTTGAAATGAAGACATCGGCCAGCCCGTCAATGACAGTCTGTACCTCACGAGCACCTTCCTCGGTCCCAGGATCACAGTTTTTGTTGGGGCTTTGGCTGGAAACGAAGCGAATCTCCCCTTCGCTTTTCTCGGATCTAAGCGCGGATTGGACGCCGATGCTCCCAACAATTGCAGAGTCGGAGCTGAAGACACGGTCGCAGGCGCTCGCAATCCAGTAGGCTGCGGACGCTCCTGTGCCGCCTATGTAAGCTGCAATCGGCTTTTGGCCGCGGGCTTCAAAAATATGATCGGCCAGCTCCGAGCAGCCATTCGCCTCGCCGCCAGGGCTGTCGATGTCAAGAATGATGCTTTGCACCTGATCAGAAGCCAGCATCTCATGAAAATCGCGAAGCACAGATTCGTAGCTGGTCGCGCCGCAGTGCTCGGTCATGAGATTGGCGCGTTTAAATAGAGGACCACGGACCGGGATGACTCCCACCCCGCTCCGGATGATGGCTTTCTCCGTGTCCTTGAGTCTTTGGCCACGGATTTTTTCGAGAGCCTCGACGTCAACGTGTCTTTCCACAACTGACAGCATGAGACGTAAAGCCTCCTCGGTCATGGCCCATTGTGAGTTTAGAATTTGATTAAGAGCAATGGACACGATTAACCCCGTAGTAATCTGGGGTAGACTTTAGCGCTGAAGTGGGGGATGAATGAAGCTTTCGGGTGTCCGCTTGGGTGCGGACAGTCACACTTCTTTTTCTCTTGACCGATTTATCTTTTGTCAACCCGTTCACAAATGACTTTAGTAGTAAAACATTGATGTAAACATCCCCTGAAACTGCCAGGAGTAGCTTCCGGGATTGTCAGGTCAGACAGTTGATATATCTGCGTCAAAATATCTGTTCGAATACGATTCGGACAAAGGCTATAACAGCTGTAAGATCACAGTCTCAACGGAAACTGGTTCACGAGACATGGATTCGCATCAAGCGTGACTCTGGGGTTTTAAGGGGGCCATTTTCTTGCTCGAATCTAAGCATCATCCAACAGCGGGTATGAATTATTTAATAAAAGTTCTGGCGTTTACGCCACTTATTTGGATTTGTCTCGGTGTTTATACCGCAGGGGGCTTCTACCTCTCCACCGGTGTATGGCCAGCGAACGTAAACTACTCTAACCAGGTTCGTTTTCCAGAGCACTTTAGAATGGCATTCGATGCCTTCCAAATAATGTTTGTCACCAGTTTTCTGTATTTACCTGCGATTTTTATTCTGATGGCATTTAATGTAATTGTAGTACGCAAAAGATGGCGCGAATTTTTGTTTTTCTGGGGGCCTTTTTTCATGCTATCAACTCTGCTGGCATTCTTTTTCGCAACATTTTTCTATAGAGTCTTTGAATTCTACACCTAACACTATGTGCTGCTGGAATGGTTTGGATGTCTGGCAGTCGCGCCCTCTTTCTTAAATTGCGAAAACAAGGGACGTATTCCCGTCCCTGCAGTCTGTTCCAATCCTGCTTCAATCGTTGTGACACTTCTTGCCGCTTGTTTTTTCCCGCAGGCTTTCAATTAGGATTGTGTTTGCTACGGTTTGGCCTTTGATTTCGAGTAGAGTCGTAATAATAAAATCTATTTGATCAGAAGTTATCTTCATTCGATCTTCAGGGAGTGGCTTCTCAATTAGTTTTCCGTTGCCACTCCCTGTTGGATTCTGCTTTTTTGCATGATGCGCTTTTGATTGAGAAACGAATGGCTTCCAATCAGGATGCTTGTCAACAAAATCCGGATTCTGCCATCCATTTCCTGCTAAATCGTGGTGTATTACATCAGGGCCGAACGGGTCTATCCCTGTCGGTCTTACCGTGGCATCTGCGTAGTCTCCAAGTTTATAAACTTCATTGGGTCTCTCTGGCTGCCAAACCCCATCTATATCACCGGTAAACATGCGTCCAGGCTCGAGAGGGAAAGAATCATCTCCGACCTTTAAATATACTGTTTTATCGGTATCATTTATAACAGTATTTGCCATGGGACGATCTCCAGTTTTCGGTTTAAAAGTTTCGAAGTGAAATTTCTGTTGCAGCATGGCTGCAAAATACGTGACACAGGTCAGGTATTGCAGGATCAGTAGGTTATCCTGAAAAAAGGTGTTTTACCTTTTGACATCTGGCAGCAGATATTCGAGCTTCCAATCATGACTTTTTGTAAGTTTCTACACTTAAAGTGGGTTGCTCAAAGGTTAGTTTCTCGGTTCCATAATCCCGGACATGCTTGTCAAAGTCACGCCCCTGACTTTCCACTATCGAGCGCCGTGTGCGCAGGCCGGCATTGACCTCAACATCATTCGCTTTTGCATCCTTGAGAGGATCAATCGAGCCCATCTCGGTTCCGGCCCACTGAGTTGAAAGCCAAGCCTGCCGCTTCAGTGGATCATCAAACCCGGGCGCATCAATGAGTCCTCTCTCTATCGCGTCGGATATCACCCATTCCCAGGCAGGCTGGCAGAACTCGGCAACCAGCCATGATCGCCAGACCTTGAAGGACTTCCAGGCTTCCAGGATTGCAGCCCGGGCTGCACTATAAGAGGAGCTATAGTGCTGGGTAAGCACTTCGTAGGGAAGGCCGAGGCCAATCCCAATCTGTTTGATGACTGCTTGAACAAAAGGATCAAAGTTACTGTTTGGCCTCCCGGGAGCGCCGTTGTCGACCTTCTCGCCTGGGAGAAGGTCCACCATGAGGCCACCCGGTCCAAACTTCTGAAACTTCCGCTCCTTTGGCTTTTCCTCCACCTGGCGTGCAAGATGCGCGTTTGCCCGATCGCCGAAGACCGAGCCCATTTCTGATGTCACATAGATCGCGAAAAAAGCGTTAACCACTGCAGCCCTGATCTCGGCCTCGGTGTAATCGGAGACCTCCTTGAACTTTCTGATCACGGGCGCCAGAAGCGGCTCGCCACGGTTTTGTTCGGGGAGACGCTTGGAAAATATATGAAGAACGGTCGGCGAGCCGGAATTATCAAAGCGCGGCACCCGCACTGTTTCCGATCCAAGGAAATGATCGGCTCCCGTCTTCGCAAGGTGATAGGCGACCGGCATGCCTGTGCTGTCCAGCTCCACCCCTTCCCTGATATCAATCCGTGGACTTTTGATAACAGCTGGGCTTTTAAGCCGCGCCCCTTCGATCAGCTGCAGGCAGATAGGAAGGATCCCATGCGGGCGCTCCCTGTGACGACGGATGACAAGGCAGTCCCCGTCGAGCAGTGCCGCGCGCAGAACCTGGGCCTGAATAGTCTGAAAATTGGCCTTTCCATGAAAGTCGGCCGTGTCGTTTCGCATGTGAAGCTCAAAGACCCGCTCGGCCTTTCGTTCAAACTCCCTGGCCTTTGCCTCGGAAATACCGAGCAGCTCATGATCGATTCTGGCCTGCGGCCTTAGGCCATCCGCCACGACATTGGTCACGTAGTTTTCGATGGGGCCACGCGCTAGGCTTTCATTGCGATCGAGATCCCGCGATTGGTTACGAAGCGCGGATAAAGAAGGAAGCAGCGCCTCATCGGCATTTGAGGATGAGGGGTTCCAATCCGGAATACTGGCACCGGATGCTGTTCTATACGGCTCATCGACCTGTGGGGTTTCAAAATAAATCCTCTGGCTGAGGATTCCTTTCAATTTCGACCAAAGTGAGGCCCCATCGCTATTGAACATGATATACGCTCCCGCCGTCCCGCCTTCTAATTGCCATCCTCAGCTTCGCCTCCCGATCGTAAAGATCCCTTAGCTTTGCCCGGACAACCCGGCGCCGGTTTTCGTTCACCTCGATGTCAATCTCCTGGCCGCCCGCTTCAATGGCAGCTATGGCCTTCAGCACTGATGCCAGCTGCTCCTCAAGTGTCATACAGTGCCCTCCCGCGTGATCCCATCCAGCTGATCACAGATGGCGTCAATGTCCTGATGCATGAACTCTCGCGCGGCGTCCGCATAGCGGATGCAGTCATGCACGTGGTCGTCCATGCCAGCCACCGTCATGTAGGTGAGCTGATCTTTGCCGTCGCGCCGAACCCACTTGGCCTTGGGCGTGGTCAGTTCTTTAAAAAAGGAATCATCCAGCCCTGGCTTGAAGTGGATCAGACCGGGACCGGCATATTCCATAGCCACACCGCGCCGCTGGGCAGCCTTGATCACTTCCAGCTTTCTTACCGAGCGAGCGAGCGAAGAGAAAAGGCGACCATGCGTGGCCAGCTTTCCAACCGGAAAGAGGAATATGTCAGCCTCCTTTTTATAGGTGGCAGCTGCTATGATCGGGGCCGAGCGGTTGCTGGATCCTTTGACAGCAAGGATGAATTCATGTTCCCGGCCCCTGCAGAAATCATAGACGGCGCCTGTGTTATGACCACCCGTGTCGATACAGGTCGCAGCAATTCTAAGGGTGGTTCCGGAGTGGTGCAGGTATTCCCGTTGAAGAAAACAGTATACCTCCAGCCAGGTGGCTTCATTATTGGAATCCCTCTGGAGTCTCTGGTGATCGATGACCCACCTTTCACCCATACGGCCCCAACCCATGATCACGATATCAACGTGATCCGGATGGGTATCCACGCCTGCCGTGATGTAGCCGATGCCCCTTGGTAGGCGATCCTTCGGCCATGAGTGGTCAATGCAATTTTTGAGATCCCCTGGATCCAGCGGTTTGATTGCTGCATCCTCGTAAGGAATTCCGAGGCAGTTGTTGTAGTAAACTTTCTTCTCTTCAGGATTATCAACCCCCTTGAGCAGCTGCTCCCGGGTACTTCGCCACGACCACATGCCGGGCGGTGCGTAAAGCGCCGGCAGATGGTAGCCGCGACAATTGGACGTTTTGGGCTTTGCTGTCGGCCGCCATTCGCCGAGCTTCAGCATTTCGGTCTTGTCCTGCTCATGGTGTGCTTGGCGGCACCTCTCACAGCGGAAGACGGGCAGCTCCATGGAAAAATCCATTCCCGCTTCCGTAATGAGCTGCATGTGACCGCAGCCAAGGCAGGGAACAAAGTATTTTCTCTGGTCCGTGGTTAGGTATTCGGCCTCGATACGGCACTGGCCGGCGATGGACGGAGTAGAGACATAGAAAAGCTTCTTGCGGCCTTCGTATGCGGACGTCCGGCCAATGGCCAGTCCGCAAGGATCGCCGTTCTTTTGGGTGTTGGCCGGGTAGGCCGATACCTCGTCAAACATCACATATTGAAAACTGTGGGACCTCAGGGCGGAGGTTGAAGTCGCTGTCCCGAGGAAAAGACAGCCACCCGGGAACGATTTGGTCAGGATACTGTCCTTTTCGAGCCTTTCCCGACGCAATTCATGCTCAACCCTTTCCCTGAGCGCGCTGCAGTGCGCAATGATGGGATTGATCCGGTGTTGGGAAAACGTTTTCCGGAGTTCGTCGTTGGGCTGGACAATAAGCATATAGGCGGGTGCCGCATCCATGACCCAGAGCATCCAGGCGAGTCCCGAAAGGGTGCCCCCGGTCTGCCAGCCCTTCATGAGGACAACTTTTTCGACTCCGTTGTCAGGCATCAAAGCGTCGAGAGGTTCATGAAGGTACGGGGTCTTGGAGAAATCGACGTGGCCCGGAAACGGGTTCTTGCCTGCGGGCAAGTAAAGATTTCTTTCTGCGTGCTCACGAATCGAGATCTCATCTGGCGGCAGGAGACATTCGGAAACAACTGGCTTGATACTGGCAAAGCTTTGAAACTCATAGACCTTGGTCATAGGTATCCATCTCCTCCTTGACCTGTTCCCTGCCTCCATCCTGCAGGATCTTGCTAGCCTGGATCAGCGCTTTGCGCACCTCGGCTTTGGCCCCAACCCGAATTTTCAATGCTGCATCATTCAGGGGCTGCTCCATCGCCTGGACACTGTCGTCACCACCTTGCTCCCGAACGAGCCGAACCATGATACCCTTGGCGACTTCTGCAACTGTGAGCGGAAGATTGAGAAGGGTATCCCGGCAGGCGCGGAAGCATTCAGCCGCTTCCTGCTGGAACCTTGCCGCCGGCATGAGCTGGCCGGTGAGCCTTCCATGCTCGACCTGCTTAATCAGGGCGGAATAGTGGCTATCAAGATCTGAGGAGACTTCCCTTGGCATGATGCCCGACGTCGTCGTTCCCGTGGGCGTCCTAACCTGGTCCTTACGATTGTCTTTCCGGTGATCCTTGTTATGCTGCCACTCCAGGCAGCCATCGAATATTATGATCCGCTTCTTTCCGTCCTCATTGACCACTGAATAACGCAAACGTTCACCGGCTTTGACAGCCCGGCTGACTGCGGCGTGATCAACACCAATGATGCGAGCAAACTCGCGAATGGACGCTGTTTGTTTTTGCAAACCTCCTCCGTTGCCGCAGTGCTGCAGCCATAGGGAGTAGTGGTATCAAGCTTCGTGATCATAGGAAAGGAGGCAGGTGTCCGCAAAAGAGCGGACACTCATCCAGGTTTGGGCTCTTGACTTGTCCAGGCTCTATTATCAGTGAAATCTGCGATCCGTTGACCCCATCAGGCTGCGGAGCTAAAATCAATAGAAAGTAATTGATAATGAGAGAATGTATGAAGCAGGCGCTCGCCTTCGTAATCATGATCATAGCGACCATGACTTTACAACCTCAATATTCGGCAAAGGTTCCTGTATTTATTAGAGCCTGGCCTTTTCTATTCGCCCTTCTGCCGGCATTTTCCTTCTTTGTTACCGATGGTATCTCAGCTCTTCGTGAAGCTTTTTCTGGCAAAAACCTGGAATTCAGGGAGAGGCTGCAAAAGCGAATAGTAGTCTTCGGCTTCCTGACTTTCCTGGTCCAAGCCGTAACGGTGCTCAAACTACTGGATCAACCCGACTCAATTGGCCCCTGTGTGAACGCATGGATCGTTCTTGCTTTTTATCTCGGACTCCAGTCATGGCTTTTGTCTTAGGCTAGATTCCACCGCAAAATCACCGACCGCAACGCGCTAACCTCCAAGATCTCAAGCATCGAGATCAGCGTCCATGAGCGTCTTGACGGCATTTTGAAGCCAGAATGCCTCTGGTGATGGTGACTCAAAAATTTTTTCATTATGTCAAAGACAGGGAAGTTGATCGTCAACCAACTGTTTATGCTGGGTAAAGGACCCAGAAGGTTGGATCAACAAAGGATTGATCTTCTGCTTAAAAACGAGAACAGCAGTAGAGGTAACGATAACTCTAAGTCACTAAAGGCAGCAGAAAGACTTCCTTAGCTGGTTTTCGATGTTGCTAGACATAAGAACCTCTTGCTTGCAAATATTTTGTCTAGGATTTTAAAGGTTTGATTCCAAATCCAAAAGCATAGAATCGAATCTTTCACATGATCTGCAGGATCAGTGCAATCAAGCATCAGTCAATCCTTTGCCCAGGCTGTAGTGCGAAGCGTGCTGCTGAGACAGAGAAACCTTTGAATCAGCTTTTCCGCGGATTCCTAATAGGCAGTATGCGATCATATTCTACCTGGGTATGCGGAGTCGGTTGACCTGGGATGGAGACTTAGGTGTCGGTTACTTAGCCAGCAGACTTCAACTCGATAAGTCGATCGATTTCATCTTGAATAGCTGCAGCTATAGTATCTGTTCTAATAGGATTGCCTTCGATGTACATTAGAAAGTCTCTGATACAGAAAATCGGGTGAGCAAAATATTGCTCCGAGTTCTGGTTTGAGTCATCAGCATGGCACAATATCAGGACTGGAAGTCTAGGGTATTTCTCTATGTCTCCAGCCTCCGATCTTCGAAAAAAGCTCGCGGCGCTGAATTTTGATTCAATGTCTACATTGAAGTGCACATCGGTTCCGTCGTCGCGTTTCAGCGTCACTTTACTTGCAGTGCTATCAACTCCTTTTTTCCTATAGAAAAAGCACTTAATCCCAATTCTTTCGAGATCATCTCTTTTTTGTTCCATGTCGCGTTCGTCACGGGAACGTTCAATTGACTTTTCTACGAAGTATTTCCAATTCCCTATGAACTGCCTTATGTCATCCCGGATCCTAATTTTCGCAAGGTGATGATAAATGGAGCTGGCGATATGTGGATTATAATTGTTCTTTGTAAAACTCAATCCCAAAAGCTCCTTACTCCTTGATCTAGGATCAGAAAGAACGAGCATTCCTCTTTTTGAAAACGGTTCAAAAATCAACAACACATCACATTTGAGTTCTCGTTCAATTCGTTTGTTAGAGGTTCTAGTTCTACTCCATTTTGGACAATAGTGCTCGATCACATCATAAATAGAATTTTGAGGATCGAAATTTGGGCAAATTTCTGGAGGAATTATCCTGTCTTCAAACTTTGTTTTATCTTTAATGAAAGCATTGTGCCCAGTAGAACCGTATTTTTTAGACTTTGGTCTAACCCAATATCTTGTAGGCAGCATCCCCCAATCCGTGCGTATGGCAACTGACCAATAGCGGACGGAATAAAAAAAGTCTCGCTGATTTTTTCCCGGCTGCATTAGCAATCGAGGCATAGGCCCGCCATTTGCCTTATCACTCGCACGTAGTTTAGCTTTGACCCATGAAATCGAGCAGTCAAAAACCCAAACATGCCGTGGCTGCTTATCTTTACTCGTCACAGCCCCCTCCGATATTCACTTATCGGATGACTGCAAATTGGGCTTTAATGGAAAAAAAATGCAAACTGATATCTAAATCAGCAGCCTATAACCTATCATGCTGTGTCCAAAACGGCTAAATGAGTTCAATGATGCAACTCATTACTCAAAGTCAGAATTAAGCGCTCTCCAAACAAAAAATTGTAAATATGCCTTCTATCGTTATCGGATTGGTAGGTTACGTTTCAGTGTTGCAGCAGAGATTCCCCAAACTCACCGGATCAGGCACAATATAATAAGCACAAATTCCTATCTACCCATGCAGCAAGCCGGAAACCCAATCCGGGAAGAGGTTACTTTGACCGTGGCACACAATACTATTTTTCAATCATCGACAACGTACGAGTTGATTGAGCCACTCGAAAAATCTTTTCCACCAAATAAACAGCAGGCTTTTCATCGCTATCTCCATCCATATTTTACAAAGATGGCTCACAACGTTATACAAAATTACATTCAGCACTATACGTCCCCAGGCGATATCGTATGCGATCCTTTTTGTGGAACAGGAGTAACGGGAATCGAAGCGATTGCATTGGGGCGTTCCGCAGTATGTGTTGATATTAGTCCGCTGGCTGAATTTATGTCCCGGGTGCTCATATCACCTAATTTTCCTATCGATGAGTTTGATGACGAGGTAAGTGCACTTTTAGGGACCGTGGAAATCTTAGCAAAGCAGATTGAAAAGGTCGGAACTTCTTCCCCAATTGACGTGAGATCCAAAGTACCGAAGAAGCTTTGGTCAAAAATTGAATTAGTCAACCTGACTATGAAGCTTCCCAAAAATTCCGACGTGGAAACCGTTGAAGAATTATTTGATGCGCGGCAGCATATTGTCGGAAGTCTCATAAAGAGTGAAATTGACAAGATTCCTAATCCCATTGTTCGCGATGCATTAAATTTGTGTCTCTGCGGTGCATTAGCTAGAGCTAATTTTACTTATCTATATTCCGATTCACGACCAGGAAGCATTTTACATAATGGCGGCCCTTCAATATTTGGCGAATATCGCTATCACGTTCCAGAAAAAAGAATTTTTGTTCCACTTTTTGACTTGTTTATTCGGCGAGTCAAGTATATTCGCCAGATAAAAGAGGCTTCGAATATCATCTACGAAACCAATTCTTCAAATGGAATTTTTTCCCGAGTTGTCCGGGGTAATGCGCTTAGGCTTGTTGATGTTATTGGCCCAAATTCAGTTGATTACATCTTCACTGATCCACCGTATGGAGCGCACATTGCGTATTTAGATCTCGCAGCCATGTGGGCTGCCTGGATGGGATGGAAGATTTCCGACGCGGATAAAAAAAATGAAGTTATTGAAGGCGGTGAAATAGGCAATACGCAGGCCAGATATCTAGAACTACTAAATCGTTCAATTGAAGAGAGCTATAAGGTCCTTAAACCTGGCAGATGGTTGTCGATCGTCTTTCAACATAAGGACAGTTCTATTTGGAGCTCTTTGGTTAGCTCTTTCAAAGATATTGGATTTCAATATCGAAACACGGTAGTTCAGCGCACGTTCCTTTCTTCAATACACAAGAAAAAAAATCCGCTAAAAGTCCTATCTGAACAACTAATACTTAATTTCACTAAATCCACTAAAACTGTTGTTTCATTTAAGAGTGTTGATATTCCAATTAAGGATCTTGTTCTTGAAGCTACAAAGAAAGCAATTCTCCTTTATGATGGAGCGACCCTAGATGATATTTATAACACGTTAACTCCAGTTCTGATCGAGTCGGGCCACCTTCATAAAGCCAAGGATGTGTTAGATAACTTAGAACATATTCTGATAGAACATTTTTCTTTCAACAAAGATAATCAGAAGTATCGTTTTAAATCAGGGTCATACCTTAAGACAAATTTCGGCACTTCTGATAGGCTGGTACTTTATCTCCGAAGCGTATTTAATAAGACAGGCAATGCCTCATTGGATCAAATAATCACTTCCGTATTGCCAACTATCGCAGAAGATCGCGATATGAAAACGTCTAATTTGTTCAAAGAGCTTGAGAAGATTGCAGTCACCAGAGATGGGAAGCGTTATGTGTTGAAAGATGCGTTTGAGGATGACAATCCTCAAATTCTCAAAGAACTAAAAGCAATTCCTCTCTTCGAACCCGAGCTAAGAACGCTGGGCCTGAAGCAGGGTACGCATGATGCAATAATTTATTTGTTGGCTAATTTAGGCAGATCACTTGGATACCAGATTTGGATTGGAAAACCTGAGCAAGCCAATGAAGTTTTTGGAATTAAGCTGAAGCAGCTAAGCCTAAAATCAATACCAATGAAGGTTTCCCCGACACAAATGCGCGCACTAAGGCAAATTGACTGCATTTGGTTCAGAGATGATATTCCGGTTCGTGCTTTCGAGGTGGAAATGTCGACGGACATTGAAGGAGCATTGAAGCGTTTTCTTTCGATTCTTGGAACCGAAAGCGGGCTGGCAGGAAGACTTCACCTCATCATAAATAAGTCCATGAAGAGAAAGTTTCGAGGCGTCCTCGAATCAAGTGTTTACATTGGTCAGCCATATCTTATGCAAACGAAGATCTCATACGTCCTGACCGACTCATTCATCGATCATTGGAATACCCTTTGCTCAATGTCAAGCATAGCAGAGAAAGACTTTGTAGCGATATTTTCACCAGGGACTTTATTACCATGAAAAATACCATCAACAAACAAGCAAAATCTGGACTGAAGTTTATAGATGAGGGGCGACCAGAGAATTTAGTAGAAAGCATTCAATCGTCGTATCTTTCGCTCTGCACTTCTCATCAACTGGGCGCCTCACATTTAAGTGATATTAGCAAAATTTTAGCTATTATCGTCCGTTGTGAGACTTCTTTTACTGCTCAGAATTGTGTAACTATCGAGGAAGAAGGCCTGCGTAACGCCATTTTTTTAATGTCTTTGCTTGGCCTGTCTGGATCTCTTAAGTTGTGGAAAACAATTGACTGGATTTCGCTGGCTAGGCAAGTCCGCGATCAAGGCGATTCGGCATTTATCAAAGTAGTTTTAGACGGAATTGAAATTGAGAAATATGAGGGGTTAAAAGTTTCACATGTGAAGAATCGAATTTCTGCAGGCTAACGCAGGATAAAATCTTGCGGCAGACCCTTGGGAATCAAGCTCGTGGTTAAGATTCCTTTACCTCCCAGGGCAGCTCTCCAGAACTCACCTCGATGCAATTTTTGAAAAATGCAATCCATCCATCCGCACAGTGGATTATCTGGAGGGTTCACACTTCCGGGGACTTCATCTCTCAAGGACAATTGGTATCAAAATCAGCAATCAAGATCCCACTTTCCGGACATCAATTTTAATTTTTTGACAATACTCGTACACTCTTCGACAGTGATCTTG